TGTATGTTACTGGATGGAGATTTTACATACAAGCCATATCTGGAAGAGCATCATGTTTTGTTTGGTAACACCCATGCATTTGCAGAGGCGGAAGGGTTAAAAGTAAATCTCTGTTTGGAACATCACCGGAACGGGCCGGCAGCAGTTCACAACAATGCCAAGAACGCACGGATCCTGATGGCGAAAGCCCAGGAGGTTTACGAAAGAACCCATACAAGGGAAGAATGGATGAAAAACGCCGGAAAGAATTATTTATAGGCACCACAGGAATTTAATATATCACGAAATCTCGCAGAGTGCATGGCTGCCCGGTGCGGCAGCCGGAAAGGAGCGACATGAAGAAAGAGCTGTTTGAGCTTAAAAGAAACATGAGGATAGAATTATGCAACATCACCAAGATAACAGGTTATATCGTAGACAATAACAGGGACTGTCGGTTGGAGTTTACCAAGGCATTTTTAAATATTCCGGAAACAGAGCAGTTCAAATATTTGGACATTTTTGGAAAGGTCTTATCTGGAAAGCCGGGAAAAAATATGTTCCAGTTGGATTTTTTGGACAAAGAAAGAGCCAGATATTTAAATGCCATTGCAAATACAGAGCTGAAGGACGATGAAGTGCGTCAGATCTTTCTGGAAGAGATTGCAGAGTCTATAGATGTATCGAACAAGACATATACACTGATACTGATCGCCAGTGGAATCTATGATATTCCAAAGATTGCCACAGACGGAACGGATCTGGATGAAAGTGAAGAGATTTACCGATATATGATCGGCTGTTTGTGTCCAGTAGGATTATCGGCAGCAGGATTATCCTATGCACCGGATCTGGCAGACATTCAGGAACGGACAAGGGACTGGACGGTAAGCATGCCAACGCAGGGATTTTTATATCCGGCATTTACAGACCGCCATAGTGATCCGGATCACGTCTGGTACTACAGCAAACGCCCGAACGATCCGGACAAAGGACTGATCACACAGACCTTATGGTGTAAACTACCGTCTACTCCGGAAGAACAGAAAATAGCATTCAGGGAAAGCCTAAATGTAGTGAATGGAAAAGTGAGCCTGGAACAGGCGAAAGATCTGTATCATTCGCTTGG